GCAAAAGATATTCTTAGTTTTAGATATAGTAAATCTATATTTTCTAACTACAATAAAAACTTTTGGGATCCCCAGGCTAGTTGGATTAATAAATATAAAAAGAATAAACTTAATAATTCTACTGATCCTTGGTATTATTTTGGACTATACAAACCTAGATATGAAGAAAAGTTTCCGTACAGTACAACCTTTTTAGTTTTCTTGACTGATGGTTGGCATTTATGTAAAGGCTTCTCTCTTTTATTTCTATTTTTATCTCTTGTTTTGTATAGTCCACTTTTAAGTATTTGGGGAGATATTTGGATTTATTTCATTATCTACTCAATGTCTTTTAATCTTTTTGAAAATAAATTATTTTACAAGTAGTACTCTTGCATAAATAACCTAATCCTTTATATTTGCAGTACATGACAAATGTAAACGATGAGGTCTTTAAAGCTAAAAGAAGGCCAAAAAACCCAATCACGTTTAAAATTCAGCTCAATGAGGAGCAAAAAGAAGCGAAAGCTGTAATTCTTGAAAACACTATCACTGTTATAACAGGACAAGCTGGATCAGGTAAAACTCAACTTGCTACTATAACAGGCTTAGATATGTTGTTTAGGCGTGAAGTAGAAAAATTAATTATTACAAGACCTGCAGTTCATGCAGAAGAAGATCTTGGTTATATACCAGGTAACTTAAATGAAAAGATGGACCCTTGGTTACAACCTATCTATCAGAATTTTTACGCAGCTTATGGTAAAGAAAAGATAGATAAGGAAATTGCTGAAGGTAATATACAACTTCTTCCTATGGGTTACATAAGAGGTCTTACATTCACTAACTCTTTTATTATAGCAGACGAGGTACAGAATCTAACACATACTCAAACAGAGGCTTTATTAGGTCGTTTAGGCCAAGGTTCTAAAATGGTACTTTGTGGTGATATAGCCCAGATAGATCTGAAAAATAAAAAGATATCAGGATTATCATTCCTAAGAAGAATGGAAGAACATGTTCAAGGTTTTAAATTCTTTACTTTAAAGAATAACCACAGACATGAAATAGTACAAGCAGTACTAGATGTATACAAACTGTATGCAGATTAATCCTGCTCGTCAGTGGCTATAGATGCTTTTTCCTTAAGCATAGCTTCATACTTTACTTTGTAATCAAAAGCTTCGTCATAAGTAGGAAACTGCTCAATCCACATTTGATTTACGTACACACGGTATTCTCTAACACCGTCAGTGTATCCTTCAACTATTCTTATCATTTATTTTGTAAGTATTTTCTCCTTTATCTATATTGAAATTTTTAACCAAAAGACCTTCATCTACCATGTTATCTAGTACTAGTTGGTAGTAAACTGCGCTATAACAATCATACAATTGTTCTTCAGTTATAACAGGAGAATCATAATCTAATTGATTTTCTTCAGATTTTAATCTAATCTCTTCTTCTAGGTTTTTTGCAAATTCTTCTATTGAACAAAAAGTTGGAGTATCTCCATTCATTGTATACAATTCTTCTAATGCAGAAGTACCTGTTTCATCTTTATCGTTTAGTCCTTTAAATAGGACCTCTATATATAAATCAATTTCGTTCTTTTTCATAACTTATAGTCTTAATAGTCTTGGCTTATCGATATAATCTATTAAAATTACCTCAAGTCCGCAAAGTGATTCTATCTTTATACTACTTCTATCTTCTTTTGATAAGGATGGATAGTAAGAGTATAATTGATCTTCAGTTAATAATATTGTGTTAGGATAAACTCTGGCTTTGTTAGCCCAGTAAAATTTATGAATTCTTAAATATAAAGCAACAGTTAGTGACATAGTTTTAGTTTTTAAAATTTAATATAAAAGGAATAAACTTCTTCACTCTTTCTCTCTACGATATCAAAAGATACCCCAGCCATACCAGGACCAAAGTTAGAGTGAATCCATTTAGACGACCCATACAAAGATAATACATTTCTATATCTAAAATTAATAGTTAATTGCATGCTCTCTGTATGTAAATCTCCCTTTATTAAGTGGATGTTTTTGTTACGATCTAAATTATGGTATTCTATGTACTTCGTTATATAGTTTTCTGCTTTGTCGTTTAATTGAAGGGGAAGACCAAACTTACGATCTTCCGAATCTTTTCCATGAGTAAATATAAATATATGTTCGCCATATTCAAAATGTTCTAAGTATTTTTCCATTAAGACAACTTCCATTGAATATGCAGCTTCTAAATAATAAGATAGAGCTTTTGCAGTAATGTAAGAAAAATCCCCACCATGATTATCATTGGTTTGGATTACTGTCTTGTAATTTTTTGCTGATCCAGAAGTTAGTAAGTTGTCGTAGAATTTTTTATGTTCTTCTACATAAGTTTTAAATACTTCTTTATTGTCCATGTTTTGAGGTAATCCATGACCACCTCTAGTGGTTAAACCATTCCAACCATCTACAGCATCACCTAAGTCACAAATATAAATAGTATCAAAAGTCCCAAAGTCATTGTGAGCTTGGATAATTCTTTCATATACTTTATTTAATCTTTGTGCAAAGACCATTCTGTCGTAATGATTTTCATAAACAGAATCTTGTTTAGTCATAGCTCCTATATGTTTATCACTCATATAAACAAATAAGGCTTTGTTATTAGTAGTCTTAACTAGAGGATAACTAACTTTTTTACTGTTAGAAAAAATGTCTGTTAATATATCTTGTAAGTCTTCTGCATTAAACTCTTGTTCTTTCTTGCGACTAAACATTGCAGATACTTGCCAACCATTAGACTTTTCTTTTGACCAGTACTGAGATAACTTCCATATAGAAGTATCTATTTGGTGTAGTTTAATAATATCATCAGATGTCCTAGGATTTTCAGCAAAGTCATTAATAGTTAGACTTCCTGCATCTAGATTTTCATGAATAGATGTAGTTGAGTCTTCTGAAGGTTTTGTTTGTTTTATATCTCTAGTGTTTAAAGCTACTCTTTTAAGATCTCTTACAGCTTTTGCTCTTTTCTCCTTACTTAATTCTGGGCGAAAGTTATATCTTTTAGCTATATCTATAGCCTTTTCCGTAGAATTAGGATTGTTTTTGTAATATTCTACAATTAAATTTCGTGTGCTACTCATAGAATTTTTTTAGATTAACAAAAGCAACGTTACAGTTGCAGCAAGTAGTCCAGTAAGTTTATAGAAAAACTTTACTTCTTTGGTTTTCTTATCTAATTCTTTATCCAGAAACATTATTTCTGTCTTAGAAATATCTAAACCTTTTTGCATCGAAGGGACAATACTGTCCTTATACAAAGAAAGTTGGATTGAGTCCAACTTTACTACCTGTTTTAATATATGTAATTTCTCTCTGGCTTCAATACCTTTAAGAAATTCGTCATTCAATTCCCTTATTGGTAAGGTATCTAGACTTTGAGAGTAGGAATAGTGTGGCATCCAAAGGAGGCATACTATCCACAATAATTTTAAGCGTATCATACTTTAAAGTGGTTGTGTGATAAATAGTTATCTTTTCCTGTTTATTCAAAGCTAGAGAATCTAACTTAGAAAACAAAATTTTATTTTGTGCATTAATAGAATCTAGATATTCTACTACTTTATTTTTTTCATATGGAACTTCTTTTTCTAAAGTTCTGTAGTAGAGGTAACTTACTAGTAATAAGATAATTACAGTGTACAAGTTGGTATAAATACGTATGTTTAATACCTCTAATAATTTTTTTATAGTACTCATTTAATACTTTTATGCTTATCTATTTTATCCAAAATTGACGTTAATAATTCGTTTTGAATTAAACCAGCACGCTCTGCATTCTTCAAAGCAGAGATAAGTTGGAATAAAATAAAAGGAGCACAAACTGTCTCACTAAGCCAAGAAGTACCTTCAAAGCCCTTCTCAATCATTAATACTCCAGTTAGCATAAATACCCATACAAGTAATGTCTTAAGAACTTTAAGAGCTTTATAGGTCTTAAAGCCTTCTGTTTTAATTCCTCCCCATATACCAAAGAATCCATCCATAAATACAATTGCTACTACAGCTAAATACTGTTCTGCATTATCTGCAGTTATATTAAAAAAGTATGTGCCTAAAAAAGCACAAAATGCAGTAGAAATAAATAGTAATGAACTTTTCATTCTTTTGGAAAATATTGGTCTAGTAAGGAATCATTTTTTAAGTGTAAGTAACGCAGTTCATTCAAAGCTGAATCAGTTAATTTTTTACTAGACTCCATTTGAATTTCTACACTTTCTTCTATAGTTGGTTTTTCTTCAAACATAGAAAAGAAAATCACCATTAAAATACCTACAACTGTGAATAATAAAGTTTTCATATTTTACCTAATGATCTATATATTTTTATTTCTGTAACCAAAGCAGAACATAAACTATCCTGACTCTTTAACATTACAGACATGTTTTTTAACTCAGCTTCGCACTTAATTAATCTTTTCTCACATACCTCATTTGCATACTTAGCTTGATTTTCAGATCTAGCATATAAAGCCGCTACTACAAATAGTAATAAAAACATTAATGCTTTAGTAGGATCTTTACTAAATTGTTCAAAGCTAACTGGTAATTTCATGAGACAGTAAGTAATAAATAGTGTGAAAAATATTAAGTGTAAATATACTTAAATTAAAATTTTTGTCAATAGTTATAATTAAATTAGACTTGATAATTGATCTCCTGTACTATCTACAGTACTTGCATTTTTTAATCTCTTTCCTATAGACCCATCTGTATTCATTGCACTTGTTTGTGCATTCCAAATGTCATCTGCTGTCAGTACTGCTGTACCTACTGTATTATCTACGGGTATACCGGATGATACTCGATTAGCAGGAGGAACAGCAAGAGTACCTTGATATGAACCTGCTCCATAAGTAACCCCCAATCTAACATCATCCCCATCAGGTAAATCAGCTAATGTATCTGGGCTTACTAGATTGTATGTACCATTAGGAGTTTGAGAAGGTGAAATTAAAAACATATTTTCATTTGTTCTAAATTGAATATAGGTATTTGTAGTATTTTGAATCCAATTTACTCTTCTAAGATTTAATATTGGAAACCACCCATAAGGTGAGCAAACAATAGGACCAGAAAATTCATAACCTTCACTACCTTCAGCATATAAAGCAAAACCATCAGCTTGAGTTTCTATTTTTCCTACCCAATTTAAAGTTCTACCAGTTGATCCTCCATTCCACAATATTCTATTGCTGTTTTCAAGCATATTGTTCATATTAGGTATGCTTTCCATTACATAATCTCCTGTTATATTAACCTGAGAAGAATAAAATCTATAGGAATTATAGTTGTATTGACTTGTTGTATATCCCCATCTACCAGCATAATTTTCAATATTTCCAATAATGTTAACGATTGAATTACTAACATAAATTATATCGTTATTATCACCATTACCTCTGTATGTAAATGTTAAATTTCCTGTAATGTTTAATGTATGATTATTAAAAGATAATATTCTATTGTCAGATACACGCGTGTCTTGTGTAATATTACCTACAATATTTGTAGTTCCTCCTGCTGTATTTGATGTTATTGCATAACCATATCTATTATAATAGGGAACATAATGTCTATCAGTTGTTACGGGGAGCAAATAATTATCTCTTGTTTCTGACCAACTCTGTATACTTCCAATTATATTTAATGTTCCTGTACCATTGTGTCTTATTAAAGTTTGATAAGCACTTGTACTAAAAGCATGATTTTTTTGAATAATACCATTTATAGTAAAATTTTTAGTTCCACTATATGTAACTACTTCTCCTGAACTATACCCACCTGCTAGTCCAACTACAGGATCATTAAGTGTTAAAGTAATACCACCAATGTCTTCAGAATCTAACGTAAGAAAACCTCCATTATTATAAACACCATCAGTAATAGAAGAATTTGATTCTAAAAATGCCAAATAATATAGGTATATAGGATTTGAATTTAGATAACCTGTTTTTATTAATACTCTATAATGAGTATATGCTGTATCGTTATCAAAAGGTACATAATAACCACTACTTCCTGGAAGACCTGCAATGTTTTCTTCAAGTAGTGTGATCCATGTTTCTCCATCATTAGAAGATTGTATTTCTATATCTTGAATTTTCCTACTTACATTTGCCCCATAATTTTCTTTCATTGCAATCCTATTTATTATTTTAGGAACTGGAAAAGAATATCCTACAATAAATGGATTTGACGGACTAACATATATTTGAAATAATGGTGCCTGAGAATTCCAATTGGCAGTAAAAAGAGTCCAAGGAGGGTTAGTAGTAGGATTAAAAGGTCCTTCCATTATTATAGATCCTGTTTTAGAAGGATCTCCATAAGCTAAATTTTCACCATAATATTGAGGAATTTCACTAAGAGAATAAAATTCAATTTTATGATTGATAATAGCACGAACTTCAACACTCTGGTCAACATTTAGTGTAAACCCATTTAATACAACAATTTGATCAGATGTAGGTAAAGTACCTCCATCCCAAATGTTGGAATCACTCCAATCACCTGATGCTACGAGTTTCTTTATACTACATCTCATATTTTTATAATTCTTTATTATCTATTAAATTTTGAAGAGTATTCATTATACCTTGTATAGCATCTTCAAAAGCAGGATCCCCTTGTGCAGTTTCAAATATATCTAAAAGAGAAATTGCCTTAGGCTGACCAGGTAAACTTTCAAAAGTTCCATCCTCTAACTCTCTAAATGGAGTTAAACGAATTGCAACAGAAGCACCTAAACCTGGCTTCCACAATGGAGACATAGAAAGACTTACTGCGTAGTAAGGATATTCTATGCCATTTTTTATAATTGGTTTTTTTGCTTTTATCTTCATGAGTAAGTATGTATATATCTATTAGTCCAATCTACACTAGTAGCTGAAGTTTTAACTGTAGTACCATCTTCTAAGATTTCTATCCTATAAATAGTCCAAACTTTATCAGAGTCTAGTGCTTCAGAAGATGCTTTACCACAATACGAATAGACATTAAAGTCATGTTTGCGTTGTATAAAAAAACTTCCTACAGAATATTTAACTGCCTGACCAGTAACTGTAGACACACCTATTAAGTGTGTAGGTACACCTTCGGGTAAGTCACTTATCTTAACTACAGTAGCTGGTATGTGTGTATTATTACTCATAAAGCAAGATACTCTCCCCCTTCAGTTAATAGACCACTTAGTTGTATTCTATTAGAAGGAAGTTTATCATCTATAAAAAGAAGTTTATATTCAGGATGTTTTTCTTCAAATCTTAAACTACCATTTGCTCTAGTACTATCCTCTATAAGTTCAGTTATAAAAGAAACAGTAACTGTGGGCCCTACTAGTTTAAGTTTATTATTAGCTATAAATCTAGCTTGAGGAGATGTGGGAACAAACTTTCTTAAAACTAACAGATCATACGGATTTAAAAATACTTTAGCAGAATAGCTATCAAATATTTTTTGAATTAATTGGTTTGAATATCCATTAGTTAAAAAGTCTGCTTTTCCTCTCATCCTCTAAATTGTTTAGCTACTTAGGAAGATACATCTACAATTATTGGTTTTTTCCTCTCTTCAAGTCTATCTTGGAATTGCTTACGCTTTAACTCTGTAGGTGTTAATTCAGTTTTCTCTTCAGGAACAGATATAACTCTTTCAACCTGTTCTTCAACCTTTTCTTCTGGAGCAACCTCTGTATTAAACTCAGTCTTTAGTTTGTCAAGCCACTCTGACTCAACTGTAGTTGTCCAAGTTTGTTCTGCATATCCCTCAACTACTTGATCTATATCTACAGAGCCATAAGTAAAATTAGTAGTCTTGTCTACCCAGAAAATCCAATAAGTCTTTTTTTCTGGGTATTTGATTTCGTGTATTATATATTCTGCCATTTTTATAAGTATTTAATTATTATACTGCTCCTCCATCTTGTACTACCCATCCTTTTGCTATTATAGCTGCTCTAGCTGCTGCTGCTGCTCCACCTCCTGTATATTTAGAACTACCAAAAGTTATGTATTCAGTACCAGGTATAGAAGAAACATCAGGTAACTTTTCAGACCATGCTATTAAAGTTGCATCATAAAGCGCTGTAGGATAAGTCATATTTTGCATAAATCGATATGCGCTTACTATGTTAGAAACATCCCAACCTGATATGTCTTGAGTATATCCTTTATTAGCATTAAAGAAATAATCTAGTTTTGTGTATTGAGAAAAATCCCAATGATCAAAAGGCTGATTAAATACTTCAGCATAATTCCAAGGAGCGTATAGGTAGTTGTTATAGAAGAAACGATTATCATTAGGAATTAACTCACCTCCATTATTAAACAGACCATTTGGTCCTCCAAAAGCGTACATATTACCAGGATTCGTAATAGATGCTGTAAAAGTCCCAGAACTCAAAATAGGGTAATTAAATGGAGTATTCCAAAACATCGATGATGTAACAGCATTTGGATTCCAATTCCAACTCAAAACACCTTGATCATTAAAAGCACTATCGGCAAAAGCATTATTCCATCTTGTTACCCCAGAAACATCCCATAAGCTAACATCTTGATTAAAAGGCACTATTACATTTCCAGAGCTCCAACCAGAAAACATGTTTTGAGCATTTTGATTAGTTCCATTAAACGTGAATCTAGTCGGATTATTATATTCGGACTCACCAAACATCCAATTAATGTAAGCTGCCGGTATAGTCCAATCCAAAGGTTGTCCTCCATTTTGGAATACCTTGTTATCATAAAACATACTGTTCAGATTTACACTACTTGAAAAATCCCAATTAGTAATGTTGAGGTTAAATGCTCCAGCTTGCTGAAATGTTCTCTCGAAATACGTTCCACTAGATGTATCCCAATTGTTTATACCAGGATCCCCCCCGTTATTAAAATCTTTAGAATTGCTAAACAGGTAAGAAAAATACTCAATATTACTTACATCCCAATTACTAAGAGATTGGTTAAATCCTTCATTATCTTGGAACCACCCCCAAAGAGAATCTAATTGTGATACATTCCAATTATCAATAGGTTGATTAAATGCTTTACAACCTTCAAAGGTATTTTCAGCATAGGTTAAACTAGCAAAGTTCCAATTATTAATATCAGGAGAGCCTCCATTATTAAATGCCTCTGCATAATAGAATATTCCCCAAGCTTCTTCTACTTTTGATACGTCCCAACTTCCAATATTTTGATTAAATGCTTTTGTCTCACCCCAAGGACCATTCATATAGACAACGTTAGATGTATCCCACTTATCAAGTGGTTGGTTAAATTGTTCCATTCCCCAAAACATATAATCTATGTTAGTAACTCCAGAAATATCCAAGTCATT